GGTATTTTTGCTAACGGTAAAAATAATTTGACTACAACAACAAATAACAACATTACGATTCAGGTTCAGTCTGCTGACCCTAAAGCGGTTGTTGATGCTGTCGTTAAATATGGCAAAGCTAATGGCGGGTTACCTTTTGCAGGCTTTACTAGCAAGGGTAGATAATGCCTGTCCCTACATATTTGATTTATCTTAGTTTTGGTGCTGGTGCGCAAGTTGATGTTACTGCCTATGCAACTAATGTAACTATTGATCGTGGTAGCCCGCGTATTTTAGATGATACTCAGGTTGGTCAGGCAACAGTTAGTTTTATCAATAACGATAGAACTTTTGACCCTTTCAATACAAGCTCTATTCTTTATGATGCTACTAATGGTTATACGCGAGTTCAACCTAACGCTAAAGTCGTTATTTATTCTGGCGGTGTCGTTATCTTCACTGGTTGGGTTCAAAACTGGGATTTCACTAATGATGAGAAGGGACTTGATGCTAGAGCAAGCCTGATGGCTACTGATGGTTTAGGTGTCCTTGCTAAAGCTAACTTCAACCCGACCCTAATTACTGCTGCTAATACTGCTGGGCAATTACCTACTCCTAGAATTGCATCGGCAACGGCAATCTGGGGTTCAACTGCTGTAACTGTTTCTATGGCTGGTAGTGCCGGTAAAACGCCTTTAGTTGGAGATACTCTTGATCAGGGAACAACTGTTTTAGCGTATTTGCAGAATGTTGCTAGAACTGAGCCAGCCTATTTTTGGGGGACTAAAGACGGCAACGCTAAATGGGCTGACCGCAGTTATACCAATACGACTTGGAATCCATCCGCATCGTTGAGCTATAACTATCACCTGACCGCAGGTTTTTATAAAGGCACTGCAACTGATTTATCTAACTGGATTCTTTCAACTGAAGGAACTCCTGTTGTAACAACTAACTCTCAGTATCCTGGCGAGTATGTTTTAGAGTCTGTTCTTTTAGGCTCTGAGCAGGGTTTGCAGTATCAGGAATATGATCCTGTGAAATATAAACCTAACACTGCTTATAGTGTCGCGTTTTGGACTAACGCTGTTGATGTGAGTGCTGAAATACGCTTGATTTACAAGAACCCTGCAACTGGAGCTTATGTAACTAAAGCAACTGTTGCTTATGCAAATACTTTCAGCAATAACACTTGGAAGCGTATCGTTATCGAAAATGTTACGACTGCCCTTGTATGCAACTATTTCGAGTTTTATGTTTCAGATCTAAATGGAACTTTTCAAATAAAAGACTTGATTATTTCGCCAACATCTTCAGCTTCAAGTGTCTATTTTGACGGTGAACGCTATCAGGAAACTACAAGCACTTATTTGAATGAGCAGCAACGCCCTTACTCGGGTTGGCTTGGGACTGAGCGTTATTCTTCTAGCGTTTATGCGGTAACTATCAAGTCTGGAACTGCTGCTGCGACTGCCATCGTGAACTTTGCAGATAACTATGGCCAAGCAACTTTCTTAGGAACTGGTTTAACTATCTATGATTTGCAGGTTCAATACGCTTCTGACCAGTTCTATAATCAGGTGAATGTTGTTCGAGCTTCTGGGGGAACTGCTACAACTGGAAGCACTGCAAGCCAGGCACTCTATGGCATTAGAACTTTTGGGCAGACAGATAATTTAGGTATTAGCCCTGCTAGATCTACTGCGATGGTTAGCGAGATTTACGGCCAGTTTGGAAGCCCTGATTATGTTCTTACTAGCTTAGATTTGCAGTTAGAAGCGATGGCGGGAACTGCTCAGGCTAGAGTGCAAGCAATTGACCTTTATGACCCTGCCAGAGTTATCTTTAGGCCTTCAGCAACAGGTTCAAACATTGACAAGAAATACACAATTATTAGCATCAAACAGGATTTCACTCCTGAAACTCATAAGGTTTCTTTAGGGTTAGCCCCATTCGGTGCAGGCATAATTTTGAACTCAACTTATCTGGGTGTTTTGGATACTCAGAAGGTTGTCTAACATCCCGATAAACTAGACACTTAGGAGAAACTTTATGACTTTGAAAACTTGGGCTATTGGTGATGTCCTTACCGCATCAGATTTGAACACTTATGTTTCTGCGCAGGTTGTTGGAACTTTTGGTTCTTCAGCTGTTCGTTCTACTGGTATTCCTTCTGCTACTGCTGGGCAGGTTTCTTATCTAACGGATAGAGACAGAATTGAGCATTGGGATGGTGCGCAGTGGCAACCGCTTCCTGCTGCTATGGCTGTCTTTAGCGCAACTGGGCCGGCTACTGCTGTTGCTGCGGGTTCATCTGCACTTGTGTCTGTTGTTTTCCCTACATCCCGTTTCGGGACTACCCCGATTGTTTGCGGGCTTGCCACTAGTGGAGCGTACTTCACCCCTGTTGTTAACGCTGTTACTACTGGAACTGCAACAATTGCCCTGGTCAATAATGGTGGTGTCTCTCAGCCTGCAACTCAAACTCTTTATGGTATTGCAGTGATGATGGCTACTGGAACTGCTGCGGGATAAGGATGGAAATGTTTAGCTGTAAAACTGAAGGTTGCTTTATGCAGGATGATGAGCATACTCCGCCTGCTGAAGGGATGCTTGTTTGTGGTTTGTGTGGTCAGGAGATGACCCCAATTGAGTGAGCAACCTAAACCTTCTAATCAGACTTTGTTGTTGCAGATTGTTCGCGACATCGAGATTCTAAAAGCAAACTCAATTCAAATACTTGATGCTTCACGCGATCACGAAACAAGAATTAGAGAACTAGAGAAGCAGATAAACCGGAGTGCCTGGATTCCTGCTCTGATTACTGCTGTTGTTACTAGCGTTGCTGTTGTTTTGCTGAAGAGCGCTTTCGGGCTGTAACATCCCCTAATTTAGAATTGTCTTATGACAATCTATTTTGAGCCTTTTCCTGCCAATACTCGTAATGATGAGTTTGGTAATCTTGCCCCTTATCGTAATGGCAGACCGCACCGCGGACAGGACTGGAGTCCTAAAGAGAAGTCAGCTATCAAGGCAATCACTGACGGAACTGTTTTTGTTTCAACTTGGACTGATGTTTTGGGTTGGATTGTTATTCATTCAACTAAAGATGGTTACTGGGTTTTGTATGCTCATTTGGCTGAGAAATCTCCGCTTGTAAAGGGCGATAAGGTCGTTGGCGGTAAAACTGTTTTAGGGCTTGTTGGGGGCGGTAAGAACACTCCTTCTGGCTCAGCTTCTACCGGTGCGCATCTGCACTTGAGCATTGGTAAGGCTAACAAGGATCACTCTAACCCGAACATTCATTTGAGCGCTTACGAAGATTTGATTGACCCGCTGAAACACATTCTAGGAAACAAGGGGTAATTATGAAGTCTGCTGGAAATGTCCTACTAAGAATTGTTGCGACTTTTGTTGCTTCTGCTCTAGGTGTTATTGGTGCAGGAAGTCTGGGTGGTGTTGCTCCTGCGACTGCTGCTGCCATTGGCGGTATTTTGGCTGTTGCTAAGGTTATTGAGCGTCTTTCTTTGGCTTTCCTTGAAGATGGTAGATTGACTCAGAATGAGATCAACGCTGCCTTCCAGCAGTCTGTTCAGTTGAAGAATGTGAAGCCTGAGCCTAAGCAGAAGTAATGAAACTAAAGTTTCTTGCATCAGTTTTCTTTGTTCTAGCCTTTACCTTTTGGCCTTTGACTATTGCTAAAGCTGACCCTAATGGGCTAAAGGTTGAAGTTTATACTTTTGACCCTTCGGCTACTCCTGACCGCAGGGCTTATACTCTCTGCGAATCAGGCTGGACTAGCGTTGCAAATATTGACTCTGATTTTGATGCCGATAATGCTGGTATTGTTGCCGGTTGCCAGGGCGATTATGTTTTAGTTCATTATTCGGGTTACATCACTTCCCCTAGATCTGGTTTGGTGAGTTTTACTAACTGGAGTGATGACGGCTTTTACATGTCTTTTGATGATGTTCCTGTTATTGATGCTTGGACTTTGAAGGGTTGCTCGCCTTCTTCAGCGGTTGTTGGTATGACTGCTTATGCGAGCGTGAAGTTTGATGCTTGGTTTTATGAGTATGGTGGCGGAGCTTGTAACCGCCTGTTTTGGGGTCAAGATGAAGGGACTGTTATTGTTCCCCCTTCAGCGTTTAGCAGCGATGTTGTTACCCCGCCTGTAATTGTTTCCCCTAACCTAAATAAGCCGTTTCTGGTTGAAGGTGTTGTTGATGGCACAAATGTTGATCTAACCTGGTCAAGTTACATTGAAGAGACCCCTATTGAGCGTTATGCGGTTACTTGGACTTATGGCGGGGCAGATGGTTGGGGTTTGGCCAGCATTGATAGAGCTATAACTATTGGCGGATTGCCTGAAGATACTGATGTTACTTTTAGGGTTCGTGCCGATAACGATTCTCTTGGTGTTTATAGTGAGTATTCTGACCCGATTACTGTTCACACTGGTTTTGATTTTGTTGTTCCTGAACCTGAGCCGACTGTTCCCCCTGTTGTTCCTGTTATCCCTGACCCGCCTGTTGACCCTAATCCCCCAGTTGAGCCAGAAACCCCCCAAATAGACCCTGAAACGCCTTTAGAGCCTGTTTCTACCCCTGAGCCTACTCCTAGCCCTGAAACTACTGAAGAGCCTGTTGTTGATGTTCCTGTTGATTCACCGGTTGCTTACCCTGAAATTATGTCCCCTGAAGAGCAACAT